TAATTCTTGCCCCTGTTTCTCGTTGATTTTCCTCAATTCGGTTAAGGCTTTCGCCCTCTCGCTGTTGATAACCCTCAATTCTTTTAATTCTGTCACCTGCGTCATTGTTAAGCTGTCGGCTTGTTTCAATGAGTTTGTTGAGCTCTCGATTGAGGCGTCGGCTATCCTCAAGTGCTCCTTGAGCTTGTTCCAATCGCTCAATGGCACGCTGATAGTTGGCTCTGGCTGTGAAATATCCACTTGCGAGGCTGCCAACGCCATAGAGGAACAGCACGCAAATAACACCAATAATAAGGCGCTGCATAGTAACCTTAGATTTAAGCGTTTCGAGGTATGTCTTAATTTTTGCATACATAATAACCCCCTTTAATCCAAATCATTCCAACGTGCCGCATACCCGCGCACATCAACGTGTACAAAGTCCTGATGGTAGTATTTACCAATGCCGTCGGCACCGCACTCCTCGGCCACTTGTGCGAGGTAATCTACATCGATACCGTCGTATGTAATATCGGCGGCCACCCCTTGCGTATGGTAAGAGTTAGGCACGCCCCCTACTTCCTCATTGTGAGCCTCGCAACGATAGCCACTTGTGATATAGATAGGAACGCCCAAGCGTTCACGGATAGCGTCTAGCAAATCAACTAGTCGCTTGTCAATGACATGGTCTAACACATTACGGCCACTACTATCTACGCCATGCCTTTCGCACTTACAAGAAAATTCATAATCGTCGAAATGTTCGCCAATTTTCATTATATACACCTCGATTTCTGCTTTTAACGATAATTTCATAGTGCTTTTATCGTTATTTTTAAAATTCAAACATAAAAGCCACTCCTCACAATGTAAGCGTAGCTTACAAACCTTTATTTCTTTAAAATCATGTCAATTTTAGAATGCGCTACATCCAAAAGCCCTGCGATTGTGCTATTTCCGCCGTCCCTCATATTCTCGAGGATACTTAGAAACTCAACTGAGCCAAGATATAGCCAAACTAGATTGACTGCAAAAGCATATTGACCACTCATAAAATCAAAACACCACGCCCCAGCCGTTGCTAAGCAATATGTTAGCACCTTTGTAATAAAGGGCTTTCGCATATGCTTAGATGAGATTAAGCCTTTACCCCATGCTGCAGGAATGGCTATATATTTATCATAACCGCTTATATTCTCTGGGTTCGCCCCCATATCAATAAGCATTTGATAGCTAATAGCCGCCCAGCGTGTTATAAGGTCTAGGAATACCAGTATAATGAATATCCCTAGTACTTGAACATGTTTGAGCCCTAGCATATATATGCCAACCTCTGCCACAACCGCAAGCAAGGCTTTAATAGCGAATGAATCTGTCAAAGTTCGCCATGCCTCGCATAGAAAATCTGTAATTACTTGCATGTGTCCACCTTACCTTACAACATTATAATGGTTCAGTCCCTGTGTTAATGTATCGATTATCAGCATTAGACCATTCGAGCGTATCACGTAAAAAGGCAATAACATTAATGCCGTGTTCCTTTGTACCGATATTAATGTTTATATTACCAACAGGGCTGAACGTATGGTTGAATGTGATAAATTCCGGCTTATTAATGACGACAGGAATTCTAGGCAAGCCTTGACTACGTAAATAAATATGCTGTTTCTTTTTACCATTCGTTACAATCTCAATAGTGTCAAAGTCCTGTTCATTCCATTTACCTAAGAAGTTAAAGTTGTTTCGATACCAGTCACCATCGGTTTTTTGATTTGTAACATTTATCACAAGTTTACGACCATACTTAGAGTATTTAGAACCTAATTCTTCATAAGTTTCGTCCGGTTGAATAGCAGTTTCATCGGCAACACCTCTAATAGTGTAGTCGCCTACTTTTTCACCTGTGAAGTTGTGATATGTGAGTTTCACATCATCTTCACCTAAAGGCTTAATTGTGATATTACCGATACCGGATGCATTCAAACCGAATACATCAGTATCATTGCCTACAACCTTAACCGTGTAGCGCGGCTCGCCCTCGATACTGATTACTCGCTGACCTCTTACAACATTAAGTACAGTCAAAGGCTTGAAGTCAGTTCTAGGAAACGGCTTGCCCATATTGCCAATTAAGGCTGTGAGCACGTCGTCAACGTTGGCACTTTCACACCAGACATTACCTTGCAGCAACAACTGATGAGCGTTGTCGGCCGTGGCACTTGCGCCGTCTCGCCCGTCCTCACCTTTATCACCTTTAGGGCCTTTTAAGGCTTCTAATTGGTCTGGGGTAAAATCTGCATAGGTGAATGGGTCGCCTTTTGGCCCAGGGTCACCTTGAGGGCCTTGTAAGCCTTTCAAACTATCAAGCCATTCCTGTTCAGTACTTCTGAACCCATGAGCCACTGCAATAGCATAGGCGCTTTTACCTAAACCCTCGATAAGTGGAATTGTGGTTTCCTTATCGAGTTTTAAAATTAATTCATTTGTTTCCATAATCGTATTCCCCCTTATTTATGCATTGAAATATCTGGAACGATGGTGACTGTCCCCTGTCCTAACTTTATCCACTTGTGATCATTGTAGATAAAGGCATCGTACAGGTAATCGCCACCCTTTAATTGGGCTTTAGCGGAATCCTTTCCGCTGATGAAGAACCCTACCTGCTTAGACTGTACCACAGGAGTTAACTCTAATTTCATATCATCATACGGCCGTTTACGAATTTTGCAGACGGCCTCGTATTCGCTTAGGTCCATATCGGCGCCAGGTGGGACGACGTATGTCATACCGAAGTCCTGCCCTGCGTATAATGTGATGTCTTGTTCTACCATATAGTCCTCCTTCAAGTATCAAATTACGATTTCCTAAGGTTACTTACGTCGGCAACTAGCAACCTTAGGTGCGAATCAACGCCAGCATCTGCTAATGCATCTTTGGTCGTTATATCTGTTTGCCATGTAGCTCCTAGGGTCAATACGTTTCCGCCTTTGATAGATACGCCATAGCCAAGGTATTCCGCTGAATACGCGCCGTCCGATGGGCCAAAAGGAGATGGGGGGGAGTTGAGCAAGCAAACTGCAATAGACTGAACATTGTATGAACGAGACAATATATCATTACCAAACTTTATATAACGATCATCCTTTGGGTCTTGCCAAGGCTTACAGTCATTTATATCAATATCGATATAATCTAATATGCGCAAAGCAGGATAATCTGAATCAAATAACGTTTGCCCCTGTTCATTAAATACCTGCAATCCTGCTCGAATCTTGCCCGTAGAATTAGTATCCCGAGCTGTATAGTTATCAAATAAATAACAATCAACACCCGACGATTCTGGCGATAATGCTTGAGGATGTGCATGCATTCTATAATGCGGGTATACCATACACACTTGACGCGCATATGCTGAGGCGATAACACAATCTTCATTAATAGGTTTAATAAAGTTCAAATACATTCTTCCGCTATCATCAGCCGCAACACGGGTGTTGAAAAATAGGCTAACAACTTTTGGCACGACGCTGTGCAATTTAAAATTTCTGTACTCATCGTTAATGATGATTTGATTTTTGTCATTGTTGACTTCGAGATAAGTTGCGCTCATATTAGTATTCTCCTATAAACAATACAATCGACAACGTATCATTATCAAAGAAATGGTTATTAATCCGTGTATATTCCCAGTACACCGTATCTTGATTAATCCAAGTTTTGATAAATTTCGTTGTTGGGAAGTTCCCCTTATAAGAAACGGATACAAAAGGAATGACGTAGATAGTTGTATCCTTTTGTTTACCTATTACTTTTGCTGACCCAGTCCACGATGTGCAAGGGACGCACATTAACGAACGAGTCAACCTCGCATCAGTAGACAGTATTTTTTCTCCGTATTCGTTATATATTTCAATCCCCTGTGGCATTTTATGTTTTCTCCTTATTATTAGTAGTACTGCAACCGCCATCGCTAATAGTAGCAGAATTAAGATTATTAGAATTATCATTAGAACACCCCTAACCTCACTCTTAGTACATTGTTATCATCGAATACTTGAATTAAATTATCAGATATCTCAACACGAGCGCCACTCGTTTTAGTTCGAAGAGTACCAACCGTTGCCGTGATAGTGTCAAGGCTATTAACCTTTAACTTATCAGCGGTAACACTATCCGCTTGAAGTTTGTCACCACTAATGGATAAAGCTTGTATCTTATCTGCGCTTACCGAGTTAGCTTGAAGCATGCCCTCCGTGATGATGTTATTATCGAACAGTGCTTGGCCTGTTACGTGTAATATCTTGCCCTCGATTCGAGTGCCTTTCGGGGATAAGTTAATCCGGCTAACAATATCCTTTCCACTCATATTACCGATGGCTTGTGTCACCCTAAGGTCGATACCATTGGATAGCGTAGTAATTTGACCAGATAGGTTCTTATTAAGGTCAGATACCTTTTGGGTAATACCCTTATCAAGTTGAACTAATTTAGATGCAAACCCATTAACGGAGGTTTTCATCGTTCCAACTTCAGAACTCATCGCTTGGATTGATTCGTCCATAGCTTTTAGCCCTAATGCTTCCGCATCAAGTAGGCTCTTATCGACTCTATCCTTAATAGTGACCGACTTCTCAGCAACTAAGCTACTACCGAACACATCGACATATTCACACCGCACACGATATGCCCCGGCTTTATTGGAGTAGGTGAGCATGCTAGACGTTGTCTCTAAGTCGTCCGTACGATCATCACCAATAACGTGGCAACGGATTACATATGCCTGTGGTGGTTTCGCCCCGAAGTACAGGCTAAACCCTCCAAGTTGGTCCTTGACCTCGAACGTAGGCGCCTCTAACTGTGGCAAGTTATACGAATACGTTGCCGGTGTTGAGTACTTACCGAGCGTGCTTCGTGCATACAAGTACACCGTACCGCTTCGTTTCGTAAGCGGTAAATTAGCTGAGGTACCTTTCACCTTCGCAAGTAATGCGTTGGTATCCTTGCCATGGTTATTATCGGTGCGTAGTTCGTAGTAATCCACGTCAGCGTTTAATACATCGTTCCATGATGCGGTGGCATGATCCTTGAATGATACAGTAAAATTCTTAGGCATGTCCGGTACTTCGTCCATAGCCTTGACTACGACGTCAACTACCTGGGCAGTATCGGAACGATTACCGAACCTATCCACGGCCACAGCCTTAACCTCGTACTCTTCGCCAGGGCCCAAAGCCTTGATAATAACCTGGCTGTTACTACTACCCGCATACTGCCAATCTTGACCGGTTACAGCTTGGCCATTCTTAGATTTGAGCTTGTACCACACCTCAGCGCAATCAAAGTTGCCAGGATTAGCCGGTGGTTCGAACATCACTTGAAGGTCATAGTACACGCTCTTATCGGCGGTTAGGTTGTATCGACTAATGACGTGTAGGTTCTGCACGTCACCAGGCGCTTGCATCTTAGGAATCACGATTTCCTTAGTAACCCCTGTAGTGAGTTGTCCTAAATCGTTAATCGCTTGCACCCTAACCTCGTAAGTAGCGCCTAATAGTACATCGGATATCTCCGTGCTATTAGGTGATGCGGGGAAGTTCCCCACGTATTTCCAGGTATCACTTTTAGCGTTCCGATAGTTAACCACTACGTTGGTTATCTTGCCATCACGAGGCAGTTGCCAACGGACGGCGATTCGTGAGTACATAATGCCATTCGCACCGTATACATCACTTACGAGGCCTATATCCTCGATGTCGCTACCAACCTCAGACTTATAGTCGATAAAAGGAACAGAGCCATCATCGTTCGTATACACTTCAGGATAGTATTCCATGCACTGTATCTTGCGAGTAAGGTCTGTACCGCCTTCCGTGATAGCTAGCACCCTAAATGGTTTAGCTGCTTTGGTTAATTCACCAAAGGCGTACACGCTACCTGGTTCGACTGCAATCGTTTCCTTAACCGTTACGTTACGGCCAATCACGCTCAACGCTGTGAGCGTAGTCACCGCATCGGTAGCATTGTTACGGATCAGTAGTTGGTACTGCTTGCCCGGTAATGTCGATACTTCCTTATCAAGAGTAATAGTATTACCTGTAACAGCTACTACTCGGCCACCTTCCCCCCATTCAGGTACGTCATGTTGGATAAGAATAATATCCCCTATGGTACACGCTATGGCGTCGGTGAAAGCTTCGATAGATACAGTACGCACCTCGTACTTATTACATCGTAGGTAGTGCTTACCATGTTTGAACGCCTGGTCTAGGCTAGTACAGCCCATGAGCTCAATTTGTGCAGGGTTGGTAAGGGTATCCGATTCATCGTAGGTATCACCATACACGGGGATAACATCACGCTCGTAGTCCTTATCCTTATTAAGGAAGGAGATTTCCACGGAGTTGGCACGGCTTTGGATTCCTTGGAACTCCTCGGAGAAGCTACCTTGCTTAATGTTGGCCACGGTAAATAGTTGTACCGGTGTCGACTTATAGTCGCTAACACAGGTGAATCTAGTTCCCTGTGGAATGACTTTACCCCGCCCTACGTTCTCCGGATATTTGAGCGCATCCCATAAGCGACTAGCACTATCGTAGATATAGTTGAATGTGAATCCGTTCTTATCGCAGTTATTGGCCCAGGCTTTGAACGCGTCATAATCCATACGTCCATGAGGCTGGCCAAACACGACGTATTCATCGCCAAACTTACGAGCCATGTGCAGTAGATCATATGCCGCCCATGCCGGGTTATCTGCACGTTGGACTTCATACTTTTGTTGGTACGGGTTGAATACATACACGGCGGAGCGTTCTTGTATCCAGGATACTTCAGGGTCAGAGCCGTTAAGTTGAGATGTGGCCAACGCTTTAATACCAATAAGTGCTTTACCTGGATGTACGAAGTTATCATATATAATCTGCGTCAATTGGTTCCAGTACACCTTATTGTTGTATCGGATTGAGCTACCGTCCTTACTGGAACAACGAACACGGACTTCATACTGCGCCTTATCGAGGTTATCAAACCGATAGACACGATAGAACGCGGTGTTAGTAGCCTCTGTAACCTTGCCCTTATAGTCACCCTCAGCGATTTCCGCGTCAGACTTTTGACGCGTGAAGGACCATCCGTCACCAGATTTCTTAACGAAAGCTTGCATACCCTTTTGATTGGAGAGTGGTAACTTATGCCACTCCTCGTCCGCCCCAACTTTCCGGATTTCCGCATCAAGGGTAACCGATGTAGCATCCATTCCTCCGGTATCGTTAGAGTAATACAAGCCATTAGGGAAGCTGATAGTTAACTCGATAGCGTTGCACGCGTCGCCTTGTACACGTTGCGTACTCCATCCGGTTTTTAATTCGTAATTGAGTACCTGGTCCGCGTAGTTATCGTTGAAGTTAGGGATAACAGTTTGGTCATTGGTACCTAATCGGATATCCACTTGCACATCTTGGTAGTTACTGATTGGATTGGCGTTGATGCGAATATCCTCGATTTTGGATAGCTCACCTTCGCCGGCACAGTATAAGAGGTTAAGGTACTGCTTTTCCCCATCGCTGATAATGTGACGGGATAATAGGAGCCCCGCGCTCTTCATACGACCGTATGTAACAGCTAAAGGATACCCTTGACCTGTTACAGTCTTAGCTCCGCCCCATCCATAGGTATTAGCCTGTGCAGAGTCCGTATGAGACCTGTCAGCCTTTGGCTGAGTTAACTTATTGACGAGCATATTGCCAATCATGCCAATGGCCATGGAAAGTACGGTGCGCCATATTAAACTTTGGATACCAAATATCGCACCACTTGCGATACCGCCTGTTGCGATACTAAGGCCAATGGTTAAAATAATTCCAAAGAACTTGCCATCGATTTGAGGCATGGACACGATATAATCGCCATCGTTAACAATGGTATCGAGCGTAGCCTCTTGGCCATTAATGGAGTATACCCAGTCGCCATCTTGTTTAGCGTAAAAGCTCAATGGCATGTTTGCCTTATAAGGGCGATATTGTGTTTCATGCTGATCCGGTTTAAACGGATTCCTTACTAGCACTACATTAATCATCGGCTACTCCTTTCTATCGTATATATGTTTAAGCCTAGGAACGTATTTAGAAATATGTTCGATACATACACCGCTTGGCTTAGTGGCGTGAATGAATCGACCATCACCTAAATACACGCCTACATGGTCAAGTTCCCTACCTTTTAGCGAGAATACCAGGACACTGCCCTCCGTAGGTTCCTTGACCTCTTGCCACTCGTCCATAGGAATATCTGTGTAGCTTGGAAGTGTAACACCATTACGGCGATACACCTCGGCCACTACATCCCAACATTTCAGCTCCTCGAATGGAGTACCTAGTATATCAGACATATCACTTGTTAGATGCATACAGACCTCCCTGTGGAATCGTTGGCTCGCCTCCGAATCGAACGCTATTACCTAGTGCTCGACATTGTGACAAAGTCTTATTACACTCGGTCTCGGTGCCTTTGTATCCGCACTGAACACCTTTGAATTTGAAAGGACAAAAATCCTTCATGATGCGGACTAAGGGGAACCGACGAGTAAAGCTAAAATCCGTACCTAGTGTGAACTCCATCCATTCAGCATTAGCAACGGAGCCTGTAATAACGAAGTGTTCTTCTACTTCGCACACATTCGGTACATTTGTATTTATTACGCGGACAATGACATTCGCACCCGTGAACCCTTGATTATCCTCCGCCAGGCGTTGGATAGTCCGTGTCACATTGGACACGGACAATTTAACATTTGGAAGGTCAGTCGAGTTATGGTTGACGTCCGCTAATTTAAACGGAAACGCGATGTACTTGTTCCCTTGAAAGGTAATATCCTCAGTGTTATACACGAGTCGGACGATATCGCCTTTGTATTCGATATCAAGGAGCATGAGCCATACACCCGTGGCGTCTATTTTGTTTTTCTCCAATATAGAAGCGGTTGAAAGTGTTAACATGTTATGCCTCCTGTAATTTCACGGTACCAACCCATATGCCGTAGTCATTCGCTGCGAAGTCTAACTGATCACTGAATCGTACCTTGATAGTTTCCTTCGTTTCAGGGTTCGTCCAGTCGAATACTGTCGAGCAGTTGACCTCGTCAAAGAACGACCTTAGCCGTAAGTACTCGGAGGTGGGTACCTTATAATTCACGTTATATGACCGTAAGGCCTTAGTAGTCTTACGGCGACTAATAATCGTCATATTCTCCACTTGGCCTTTATAGGTCATATCCGGTGTAATTTCTTGAATTGGATATATTGGATATCTAATGTTTGGAAATGTTGCCATGATTAACCTGCGGCTGCTTTAATCGCATCCCGCGCACCTCCTTTATTATTTGTTACGGCTTTGACCATTACATCGATGATGTAATTTTCTCCATCAAATCTCGAGCTTTGTTGTTCAGATTCAAGGGATTGGCCAGATTGGTTGATGATGTTAACAGTAACGTTATTCCCCTGATTACCACCTAGCATCTTACGTGTTTGACTAGCGTTATAGATACGATGTGAAGCATTGAACTGAAGGAGCTCAGGTCCGTTTTCACCGACCAATGTCATACCTGTAGGCGCTACCCCGCCAGATGCGAACTTAGAGAACCCTCGACTACTGAACGCTGAACTAAAGGACCTACCTGTGGAGAAGGTACGACCGCCTCCACCAATATTTCCTATACCTCCGACCACTCCACCGAATAGGCTTTGCAACTTAGGTTGTAGGTACTGTTGGAAGGATAGGTTCACCATCATCTTAATAATGCTGTTCGTCATATCCTTGAATATGCTAATTAGCCCTTTACTAAAGGACTTCGTACCTGTGGCCATAGCCTCGAGATTACTTGTCCACGTCGAATTGATATTACTCATGGTACTGTCAAAGGTCGACTTCGCAAGGTCAGCATAGTTCACGGTTTCCTCTTGATATTGGCGCGCTGCTTCCTTCAATCGAGATTTCAAGTTACGCCCTGCCATCTCCCATAGCTTCTGTTGGGCCTCAACTAGGTTTTTTTCAATCTGTAGACGTTGCATAGCCGTCATCTGTGCATTAGCTAGCTCGTCCTTGGAATAGTCGATGTAGGCTTGCAGTTGTTCCGCCAAGATGGCGTCGGACTGCTCTTGAGTAAGATGGCCAAGTTTCACCAGGTTGGACTGATGATCCAGCGCTTCTGATGTTTGTGTGTAGGCAAGCTCTCTGATTTTCTGCTCAGTATCGGCTACAAGTTTCAATCGTTCCGACTCTGCCTTCTTCTCAGCAAGTTTCTTGTCCCCTACAGCCTTGGTGTACTCGCGAACGTTATCCTCAATTTGAGCCTTTTGTGCATCGGACTCAGTCTTGATAAGTTGGAGTCTGTCCCCTGTACGTTCAAGGTCAAGTTTCGTAATATCCTCATTCATCTTACGAACACGGATAGTTTGATTACGCTCCGCCTCAGCAAGTTTCTTTTGATATACTTCCTCATTCTTGGCCCTTGCCTCGGCCACTAGGTTGGAGTTGGCCAACGCTTGCGCGTTAGCGTTCTTAAGGGCATCGTTAGATGCCGATGCTCTTGCAGATGTACCTACTAATTTAGCCGTATCCACATACCCAGTAACCGCCCCGAAGTCTCCTTCGACGGACTGTTTAGCAACTACCCCTGTGCTAGAATTAGCACCAGTGTATCCGCCGTTACCGTCAGCGATTACGATGTGATTATCACCAAGGACTACGACGCCGTCGCCTGCTTGAGGTGTATATCCATCACCCGCCGGATGCCATGCACCCGCAGCGGCTGCCGCATCCATAATGGAAGGAACATATCTTGGTACGTCCTTTCCGAAGGTCTCCTTAACAGAATCCGCAAATAGCTTGCCACAGTCCGTAGCCCAAGTACCATCGGCGCCTAGTGAGTAGGCCTTGCCAAGTTGAGCATTAGCTGCAGCTAATACTCCAGAAGCTTCACCACTTCCACCGCCTACGCTGTTAAGCCCCGCTGCGGAACGAATAATATCTCGAATGTTCTTATTGTTCGATTCATATTGGTTCTTAGCATTGAGCTTATCAATTTCGTACTGACTACCGTCAATCTCCAACGATTGGAGTGTTAGGCTTCGAATCATGTCGTTAAGGCGTTCCACGGAGCTAGCTAATTTTTCGGCCGCTTGTTCTGCTTTCTTAGCTGCAGCTTCTTGAGCCTTCGCCGCTTTGCCTGCTTCCTCATTAGCCTTATTAATGGCTTCGGTATTCGTCAATCCGTCATTAGCAAGGTCCTCTTTCGCTTTTGCAAGATCTTCATCGAGTTTCGCTTTCGCAGCATCCGCCTCTTCTTTTTGCTTTAAAGCCGCATCGATTCTAGCGCCTTCTTCTTTTGTAGCTAAGCGGTCATTCTTTACAAGTCCAAACCATGCGCTATCCTCAATCCAATACCGAGTGTCATGGCTATCCTCATAAGCCTGATTTATACCATCAGTGGAATTCGTATTCTTGTGAATACGCTTACCGTCAACATCTACACCCATATAAGAGCCGGATGTTTTTTCGTTGTAGCGAAAATCGAGTAAGGCTTTCCCAGCAAGTCCAATTACCGTAGCTAATGTTACCCAAGGACCGGCTGCAGCAAGTGTGGCCAATCGCATAAATCCGAGTGCGCTGGTTAGTGACCTCATAACTACGATTACTGCACCTGCTTCTGCGCCGAATTTAACTATTCCGCCGATAGCTTCCTTCTGCTCAGCGGTCATCGACTCGAATTCTTTAGCAACGTCTAACACGCCCTTTGCGTAATCATTAAAAACAGGAACTAACTCATGGCCGATAGATACTGCAAGCCTTTTCCCTGTATTCTCTAAATCTTTTAATTCCCGATTTAGCTTTGCAGATTTAGCTGCAGTCTCATCGTCGATGATAAGCCCCATTGCCTTGGCACGTTCAGCCACTTTGTCCATCTGTTCAGCGGACATATTAAGCATGGCGTGCATCTGATACCCAGTACGTCCAAAGAGTTCCATTTCGACACGAGTCTTCTCAGCCCCGTCCTTCATCCCTCTTAAGCGTTCTTGTATCATCTTGAACACTTCAACAGTATTCTTACCCTTGATATCTTCAAGCGTGTAGCCTAATTTGCTGAATATATCAGTACCGAGTTTTCCCTCTGCCCGAGCGACTTCCATTTTCTCTTTGGCCGCTCCGACGTTTTTTGAAAACTTAGCAAAGGCACCTGCACTATCCTCCATAGCAACGCCCATATAATTGGCCACTGCTAATAGTTCACTGGTTTCTTTTGCCGTAGCACCGGTAATGCCTGATAACTTTTTAACAGCTACGTCCCATTGGATAGCCTCCTTGGCAAGTTTAGCACCGATGCCTACAACACCGACACCAGCACCTATCGCCATGAGGTCATTCTTCATTTTGCCAAGGGCGGATTTGGCGCCTTCAGCACTAGCTGTAATTTTCTTGAGTCCGGCTTCCGTATTTTTATCTGTCAGCTGAACGACAATGTCAATTAAATTATTGGCCATTCTTGTGCGCCACCTCCAATTCCTTGGCTTCTAATAATACGAGTAAGTCGATAAGGTGCGGTAGTGGCTCAATGCCATAAGCCTTCGCCACTTCTAATACCGCTGGCATATCGAATCCTGCAATACCGCCTGAATGCCATCGTCGCTGCATACGACTAGCGTTGTATACTCGCATTGCTTGTCTCGTTCCATCTAATTGATGCGGGGAATTAAACTCACACTCCGAGCAGTCAAAATTCTGTTTAGTCTCACGTTGCATCTTGATACAATCAGAGCAGTATTTCGGCTTATCGGAGTTAAGCCAATTCCACGCATCAATTAGTTTTTTTCGAGTTCAGCCTTTTTTTCATGCGTAAAGCGCATGGTATCGAGTGCAACTTCCATAAGATTATTGTCAGGTGCTGCGTTGATTTCGTCTTCGGTTAAGCCGTAGATGTGTTGCATAATCCATTGCGCAAGCTCACGAGAACGTAATAGGCGTTCTGTATCCGGTGCTTCTTCCGGAACTGGGGTATACAATGGGTCTAAACCAGATTTAATTAATTCACCACGTTCAGCGAATGTTAAGCCTCTTAATTTGATATCTTCAAATGCCATGTTGGCACCTCCTAGTATTGTTCTTGATTATTAACTAATGTAATGATGGCAGCGGACTTGCCTGCATCTGCACGGTAGTACGCCTTAAACGGTAATTCGATATTAACGCCTCTAGGGCCATCGATACCTGGGGATTGTCTTTCATATACAAGTTCAGGCAACTTAAATGTAAGTGACCAGTCGTCTTGTTCGAGTCGTAATTCCAAGCTGGATTCCGTACCGTTAACCGCCTTATTCAAAAGGTCCTTATTTTGGAAGAACGCTTTAATCGTCCCGGAAATTGACGCAATACCTGGGTCGATGTATGTTCTAAATCCTTTACCGCCAATAGCGTAAGAATCACCATCCAAGCCAAAGTCAAAGTTGATATCGCAACTTAGAATATTGGCTACGGTAACGCCACCCTCTTTGATAGTTGCATTAAGATTTTGGAATGGTAAGAAATTTACAGCCTTAGCTGCAGCATCGAATGTAGCACTGGCTAATGTTTCCTTACAGCCCATCACGTCAACAGATGCAGTTAATTCAGCATCACCGCCAAATTTAAAGCCTAATTTACTAACTCGCGCACCGGCGAATTGTTGGAATACATTAACGTCAGGATACCCCTGTTCAATAGTTAACGACGGCATCGTATTACCGATTTTAAATACGTGCTCAGACTTCTTATTTGGTGCTTGGCCAGTTGTATTAGAAGTCGGTTGACCGAATGCAGCTTTTAGCCAATATCCGATGTCGATTACACCAACAGGCACGGTTAAACTACCGGACGTGTCAATGTTGCCACGGAATGGCGCTGCGGGATTACGATCGCCACGGATTACTGTGGAGTCGTTTAAATTTTGACTAGCTTTTACGGAGCTAGAAATGATTGGCGTGATTACACCACCAGTGGATGGCGTTGTACCAAAATCCGCCTCAAACGCAATCGCCACATGGGACTGAGAGCCCTGCGCACGTTTTACTGTTGCCATATGCATTTCCTCCTTTAATATTCAATATTCCCGCCGATTACATGCGGAATTTCTATAGTAGCTGTTAAACGACCAGTAAACACCGGACGCCAATTCATTGAGTCTAATTCATAGTCAATGTCGATAACAGGGAACGCCGGATTCACCTTACAAATACATTCAATAATTAACTGCCCTAGGTTGTCCGATTCTAGCGCTCCATCGTATCGAATAATGTTCTTAACACGAGTTGCACCTTCATGGACAATACCCCAAACGATCATTAATGAATATGTGTAGGTATCCGCAAGCCCTTCGCTTTTACTACTTGGCAGTAATATGATGCAAGGGCAGTCATCTTCAAGCGGGGCGTCAACATCGTCATAACCGATATACAGTTGCGCCGGCTTTCCATATTTGTCATTGCAAAATTTAGTCAACGCCTCGTCGTTCGCTAGAGCCTCAGCCCATCGCTCAACGATGCGCGACAGTGGAATTGTCTGTTGCATCAAATCACCTTACCTTGTAGTTACGTCGAGATGCAGATTGTGCTGCCGGTCCATATATAGCGTAGTCGCCTATCTTATCCTCGATATAAGGTTTAAGCTTAGGCTGTAACGCTGCTTTCATAGGACCATAAGTATGACGCGGCTGAATTTTGAACATCGATTTTCCCTTCGGTAACGGTACACCTGCAGCAAATAACTTCTTACGCATAGGCTCCGTAATCTGCTTGGTGTATCCTTCCTCGATACGTTCACCTAACCGTTTAGCCGAATTTGATAACCACCCGACACGGACGGATTGCTTGCCTTTGTCATATTGATATCCGACTGCATTCGATAGCTTACCGAGAGGACTGTAGCCGATTGTCCTGGCGCTAATACCCATATCGAGTAAGGCATTTCGCGATTTCGAGCCCCAGGCTTCCCGTTCTGCCCGTCCTCCGCTTTGATAAGCTTTCCGAAGTTTCGCACCAAATGCTGACTCAAATGCCGCTCTGCGAGCCGGTGCCATGAAGTTAGGATATCTACGTCCACCTGGTGCACCCGACCGAATGCCTTGCTTAATTTCCTTTTGCATCATCCAACCTGTAGACTTTAATGCCTTTCGCATCCAATCTGGTTTGGTTTCCGCGATGAAATTCAGATACGGTGTGGCTGTGTCTGTAATCGTAATAGGTTCGTTACTCATTACGGTCTCACCGCCCTCACGTTATGGACGATTTCCAAACAATACATCGTACCGTCGAAGTTGGAAATATGATCAACGTACCATTTCTCGCCATTGATATACACTTCGTCTTTTGATCGTGGTTCAGGAACATCCTTAGCACGCACCCAAATTTGAGCCTTATCAGCTAGCGCTTTATCAACGAATCCGGAACCTTTGCCATCATATTCGCCAATCTCCACGCTAGCTTTTATAGACTGGCCCTTGTAAGTAATCTTTTCGCCAAATACATAAAGCAGTGCATTAGGCTTATATCCTAATTTCATAGTGCATTACCTCCTATGGAGTAGGCGGGCGTATACCCGCCCTTACATTACTTTTCTACATTAGGCCAAAGAGCTACATCAACGGTCTTAGCGCTTGCAGATTTTGCAGAAATGGCAATGCCCAATACTGGATTTGTGTCTGTTTTAGTTGCACGCTTTTGCGTTTTATCAAAATACACAACATCCCCTACTGCAAATGCATCTGTCACAACTGCATCAACTGTAAAACATCCTGTGACCTTAACCGCACCGATTGCACCAGGCGCAATATCAGTTATTGCCACGCCGTGCATTTTGCCGACAGGGACAATGTCCCCTACGGCAATCATATCGGATGCTGTATTTTTAAAATCAATACGATCTAATTCTTGAATGAATTGTGCCATATCTAGTTACCTCCTAAATCAATTACTAATTATTTACCAGGGTTTTTGTACAAGCCACGGAAGTCGAGCGCTGTTGCGTTGCAATCCATTGCTACTTTGTACTCGATGCCGTCAACTTTAAAGCCTGTTTGTGTTTCCAATCGAGGTGTTTCAACACCGTTCAAGTACGTTACTTCGATAGTTTGAACATCTGTAGGACGAGCTGCTAAATACCATGCGTGTGGATCTGTTAATGCCGCATCAACTACAATAGTGAATCGACCGCCGAATGGGTTAACTGTACCATTGCTACGAGCTGGGTCCACTGTGGATTTAACCAATTCGTAAGCCAATGCTTCGAGTTCTGGCGGAATAATCAAATATGTAGGTGCGATGTTCAAATTGCGATTTTCGCCAATATGCTTTTGACGGCGCATTGCTGCTACACCCGCAGATAAGGATGCAATACTTAATTCAGCACCAGTAGCCGCCAAGTTACCTCTGTCAGTACCGAATAGTGCTTTACCGTCACTCAATACGGTATTACCTGTTAGCAACCCGTACACCATGCTGTTGATGGTATCCTTTGCAGAACGACCAAATTTGGAAGCAATATCTTTGAACACACCCAAATCATCATTGATGATAGCTTGTCGTGTTAAGCTGAATGTGCGACCGTATGTTAATACACTAACGTCGTTACCAGCTTCTTCCAACTTAGAATCCTTGAATTGTCCACCTTCAGGAACGAGTTTCAATTCAGCTGTTTCAGAAAGTAAAATACGTTTTGCCGGTTTGAAATCACGGTTACTACCTTTGCCGGTCCATGCATCGAATGTAGCCGGTGCAGTTTCATAGCCTTGTACCAAGGACTTATTTGCTACGTTAGACAAAGCAATTGGGAATGTAGATGTGGAGTTGATAGCTTCACGAGCCAATTCCAAACGGTCAGCATAGTTAGCGGTTAAGCCTTCACGAACTAAGGACTCACGAGCTAATTCCATCAAGGACATAGATCGAAGTTCATTTGCGCCTGGTGCAGGGTTCGCAACAGGGATGCCTGCAGACATCATCAAAGCATCTTGCATAGCCATGCGGAACTTATCAGAATCTGCTTCACCAACTTTAACGGATACTGGTTTATTGCGTTCGCGCAACGCATCCATTACTGCCTCACGAACTTCGGCAACAGATTTGCCGGATTTGATGAATTCATCTACACCGTCAACTTCGAAATCACGGCATAGGCTAGTGATTGTGGATACACGTTCACGTTCTGCCGCAATCAATTTTTTAGCGTCATCCGCATTAAAACCTTTAACTCCGGACTCTGGTACTTCCGGTACTACTTGTGGCACGTTTTGCTCAGTGCCTTTTGCTTTTGCATCACCTTTCATAGGTTCCTCCTCATTATCATCTACACTTCTGCCTACCCCTACACTTGGATCTGCAGGGACGGACACAATACTAATTTCCAACGGTTCCCAGTCTGTGATTACATAACCCGGACCAGTAAATCGACCGTTGGAACTTTTAGAATCGGAATCGATTAATTCCTCATATCGGCTTATGTCATATCCGACACTCACGCCCTGTAGTGTGCCTTTTAGCACTTTTTGATAAATCTTTTCAGACTCATCGTCTTCATCGAATCGAACAATCGCCTTGCCTCGATTGTCTTCAACCCACACTTTATCAATGTGACCAACAACGGCACTGCGATTGTGATTGAATAACAATGTGCCTAAACCGTTATTGAATCGGTCTAGATTAACGCATCCGTCGTCATGGCACAATATCTCTGTTCCAAACCATCTTTCATATGGCTCCTCAGAGGAAAAAGACAATTCGACGGTACGATCATCGTTCGCTTCGATATTTGTAATTTGCGCCTCTCGGGCATATTTACCTAAGAGCTGCTTCTTTGCAAATTTCCCCACTAGCTATCATCTCCTTTCATATCAGTGGTGGTATCATCCGCTAGATTCGTTATGTCCCCATTCATATCAAGGGCAACACCCAATTCCTTAATGCGGTCCTGTTCCAGCTTCCGCTGTTCAAGCACTTCTTCCCAGTCTTTACCAGATGCACTACATACGTCCTCGAGCGTTGTGAGTCCTGCCTTAATGGCTTCCTTGTTAGCATTAACTTCCTTAACAGGGTCAATCCAAGACCAGCCTGGAGCTAACCACGCTACTTTTTTATAAAGTTTTGGGTTCGCTGCATAGTCATTGGCCGGGATAATTCCCTTTAGATAGCACGCTTCAATGAAAGCCCGCCATACAGGCATGCAAAAATGCTCAATTATAAAATGCTGCATCTGCTTGAATGATTGCTGGTCCTCCAGCATATTCTGCCGAGCTGCGGAGAAGTTACCACTAATATTGCGCGTCACTATGTCCGCGCTTAGACCCATACCCGACGCTATGCGTCTTGTTTGTGTCGATGAGTATTCTGATGCGGTTCCTGCATTTCGCTTAGGTTCCGCAAATGAAATTGATTCACCTGCACGTAGATGTTGGATAATCCCTGGCGCCATTGAACGAACTTTCTTACCTTTACCGTCTGTTTTGTTGGTAATCATTGGGTTGTTTCCGGTATTACTTGTTACGAATGCGCCGAAACATGCGGCTACACGAGCCGCTATAAGGTCGGCATCCATGTATTCATCTACGTCATGAATACGCTTTAATACGAGGGCTAACATACTAACCCCGCGCAGTTCACTAGGTCTGCGAGGCTTATGTAATAGAAAAGCCCTATTACTTGGTAGCCTTGCCTCGTTAAACGACCGTATTCCTAATGGGTCTGTTTGGAATACGTGATATGCTATTGGTCTTCCGTATTTATTAACTTCCACGCCATTAACAATACTGTTGCCATTCTCACTTACCGATACAGCTCCGATATTCTCGCCCTCGATAAGCTGTATTGATAGTGGTATATCTGCGCCTTCGGAGGTCATATTAACTAGGATTTCCCCGTCATAGACCATTCGGCGCAGAGCCATTTCTTGCAACTCGTAGAACGTAGATATTCCTCGAATATCCGCATTCTCCTTATCCACCCAATCTGACCAGGCTTCCTCAATTTTCTTGTTGAGCCTTTCATTTAGCTTTCCTGCACGGGTCTTAATTTTGCACTGTGGCTTTATTCCGGTACCTACTACATTCCGTAGTAATGCCAATACAACACTTTCAGCGAGGTCACTATTAAGCTCTGCTGCACGTGCACGCCCCCTAATCAGATCTCGTTGACCTGATGCTACCTGTTCAGCTGTACCAAATACAGGCATCCAGTCGCCGCTTAATCGGTCTGTTGACGCCGCATCATATCCACGTTCAAGCGAACTACGGAAATATGCTCTACGGGCAGCGCGCTCTGGATTGAAATAAGCTATTACCTTATCGAGTATGTTCATCGTCGCTCCCATGACACGTAGGATGTCGTGCTATTACCTTCCTCATCATCAACGCGAGCCATTAACTCACGCTCACGGGCGTATAATGTCGGCAGGTCATGCGTCTTAAATCGCTTACCACCTACAGACATCTCGGCGTATCCATTCGTCTCGATTTCCTCGATTATCGTTCGAATACGCTCCAAGTCTTCTCTTGCGCTCATGGTCTCACCTCCTTCTTAACTAAACCAACCTCTGCTATCTGCGTTAAAGCCTTCATCATCCGTATCTTCGTCCTCCTCATCGGTATCCGGATTGTATTCAGGTAGGTATTTAACACCTACCGAGTCCGCCACCATGGCGTTGTATACACACGTATCCAACAAATGATTTGTTGGATGACTGGTTAATGGTTTCCATTGCACTGTAACTGCTCCGGTCTTTACATTTCGGATTTCTTGCTTTTCCTCCGACCGGAGGTGCTCCGAATATTCCTCTGGGCAATCCTTAAATAAATGGATTGTGCCATGCTCATTAGCCGGACGTACCATACGTGCAAATATAAAGTCCTTCCAGTAATCGGTATTCACTACGTACAGCTTCATACCGCCGATGACGCCCTTCTCGATGCTGCTCATCTTATATGGCGGAGCTAGAGGACTGTGTGATGAATCACCTTTAACTGGCACGCATACTTCTGGATACTGCGCACAGTACTGATATACTTCATCTGTTCGGTAGCCACTATCGATACCGGCCCTCACAATCTTGCGGGCCTCACCATACTCTGATGGATATTCTCTATCGATGAGTATCTCGGTTAAGTCTGCCCAACTGCTTGCTTGACCATAATCGACCAAGTAACTTGATACACCATGAGCGTAGGCTCTAACCTCCCACCAGAAATGATCTTGCTGCACATCGACAGATGCGATAAGTAGTGGCGCATGCTGTGGCACAATACCTCGAGGAACTTCCGATTGCGTAAACACGAGGTTCTGCGTGCTTTTAGTTTTCGCAGATTTCCACGGCTGTGCTAGCCACGAATTGATGAAGTTCATTAACTCACTTGGCGTATCTTTTGATTTGACAAACTCATACGCTACATCCCCGAAGGTGACCCATGGAGAATATAGAGATGATAGCTGATAGGCGACCGACCGGACGACTCGAACTTGCGATTCATTCACCGCCAGCCATTCACCTTGCCGGAGCATATCCATCTTATGCTTATCATCAATACGGTGCTTACAATGTTCGCACTCATAATATGCGGTATCACGTATCATATCCGCATTGCCATGGTGTTCTTCCGGCCATTTTATCTGTTTGAATTTGAGGGTCTGCGACACCCCGCAATGCGGACATGGCACGTAATACTGCTTACGTTCATTTGCGCCCATATAGGATTGCCAAATATTGCCACTTTCAATCGTAGGAGTTGACACCCTTACAATCTTCTTATCAACGAATGTCTTGGTACGTTCCTCAGCCAACTTAATCGGATTCGCTTCCTTACCGGAGAAAGCTGGGTACTTATCAATTTCATCGAAGAATAAGTACTTAATTGACCGACTTGACAAGCTACTTGGTGAGTTCGCTCCTACGAGCACCATATAATTCCCGTTAACGAAGTCTAACTCTAGTAGCTTACTGCTTTCGTCATACATATCCGCAAGCGGCTCTACGCTCCTAATCATTGGCTGCACACGTTTATCACTAGCGAATTTCGCGATAGTATCCGTCGGATAAACCATCATGGTTGGAGATGCGGTTTGATGTAACGCATATCCAATCATATTAAGCTCAGTTTCTGTCTTACCTATCTGCGCACCGAAACATAACGAGATGCTTTCAATGAGAGGGTCTGTGAATTTATCCATAGGCTCCTTGAGATAAGGTGTCCGCGCTGTACGCCATCGTCCAGGTTCAGCAGATATATTAGTCAGTACCCTGTACCTATCTGCCCATTCCGAAACGGTGTATCTTTCAGGTGGCTTGAATGCTTCCAGTTCCTCGAGGAACCAGTCAACCTTTGGCCTTTGCTTTTCCCGCGGCTTTGACTTTCGGCGTGTACTCGCCTTCGCGTGCGTAGCTTTCGAGGTATTCTTCGACAAGGCCATTCACCACCTTTTCTACACGAGCACGTTCCTCAGGATCCGTGAATTCACTTCCAATCCGCTTACCTAATTTGGTAAACGATGTTTTTAATTCCAATATTCGGTTAGCCCATGCCTGCGCCACATCGGCACGAGGGACATATTCGCCATTTAGCACATCTAGCATTTTCTTTTCGCGCGCAGCCTTTGCTTCCTTATAATCAGCTTCGGCTTCTAGCTTACGAGTTGATGCGGATTTGCTTTTAGCGTTATCGCCTTTCGCCTGTCCTAAATACACGAGGACTTCCCGGAGATTCCACCAACCTACAGAGGCTTTAGGCATCCCTGCTTTATGATGTCGAGAAATAATTTCCGGAGTGACCCGCAAGAGGTCACATAGTTGAGTGCTGGATACGAGCAGATTGCCTGCAGCATCAAATTTCACTCTCGGTTTTGTGTCCGCCATAGGTGTACTCCTTTCTAAATTCGTCTTTCTACATTCAACAGGAAAATTTTTCTCACAGAGAGAGGACCATCGCGCGGGGGCGACCAGCGGCCATTTTTCGCCCGCGGAGTACCTTTTCCAAATTTTTATTTTCTCAATCAGGTATTATCATTGATACTCAATAAAAAAGGGTAGACCTCAACTAAGTAAGGTCTACCCCGGGGCAGTGCAGCAGGCAGACATATTGTGCGGGCCAGACACTACCTGCTATCTACTACATTTACATTATATTAAATTAAGAGTGTGCCATTCTATGCCATCTTTTCAAATTCAGCTATTGCTTTCTTGTGAAGTCTGTGAACTTGTCGCCACGAATACCCTAGTTCGACAGCTATCTGCTCCCATGGCAATGCATTAATGTATCTGAGATTCAGTACATCTCTGTATTGTCCATCAGTTATTTGGTTGATGACTTGCTTGACCTTGTTTCGAGAATCAATCAATTCATCCCATTCTCTGTTCAGCTCCTCCCTACATTCTTGTAAGTGCTTACTGATTCGTGGCATAGCATCTCCCGATTCACATATCTGTATGGCTTCTGAATGTAAATCTCGGTTAATCGCACCTAGCTGAATCTCTAACGCACGCATTCGCTGCTCAGTATGGCGGACAGCTTGTAATTCTTCTATATCCATCATATGCGATAGTCTCCATATTTACTGATAATCATCTGTGCTCGTAGTAATCCGTCAATGTATCCGCTTTCACGAATTCTATCATATAGCATAGGTGATCTCAGTTGTCTATTCCGGGCTCGTATGATGGCAAGACTTAAATCTGACTGTGCGGCACCTACAATCACATCTGCCCTGCTTCTACGCTTTTGCATCCTTTACCTCCATACGTTCGACAATATCCTCGATGGCTTCTACCATATCTGCTTTGCATTGCTCAACAGCGGTAAACATCTCCTCACACATGGCGTACGCATCATCACTCAGGTCATCATCTAATCTCTCGGCAACATTATCCTTAAGATTATCTACAACCTTAACTATATCCATGACAAGATAGTACGTGTCATCTAGATAGTGCCCTTTGTTAATTAGTAGTCGCTCGACTTTTGTCATGCTCTTCCCTCTTTGCGATTTCCCGATTTAGATACCAACGGGCTTTTTTCAAATCCTTAATAGCATCGTCCTTATGACCCGCTCGGGATACATACTTTACTACATTACCCAATCGATACCCTAGTTTCTTATCTTCGATGTAATCGATAACCTCGATATTCCCTTGTGTATAATGGCTTGGGTGGTTTATATCATCGCATTGATTAATTATGCGATTAGGAGATCTATCTGCTATAACTTTCTCTATTGTTAATCCTGATTGATTCGATACATTCTGTAATCGTTTTAAATTTTCGTTAGCTGCCAAACGTTTTAAAGTTTCATTAGCTGATAACTTAATAGGTGGTGGCGGGGGTCTATTAGGTCTCTCATACAATCTACCTGGGGTTAGCTCATATACTGTCTTGTGTTTTCGATTATCAATGATATCTATAACTTGAATAGTCGTGTAACACACTATTACTACGATTAATCCTGCCGTTATAAATTGACCCATATTAATCATCCTTTCTGTATTTATCGATTCTTGCTTTTAGGCTTTGCAGCACATATTCCTGTGCTCGGTCTTTTTGGGCTAGTGCATCCATCATATCCTCATCACGAGTTCCCTCACATATTAGATGATGGATAATTACCTTCTCCATTTGACCTTGGCGATGTAACCGCTTATTAGCTTGTTGATATAATTCAAGACTCCAGTTTAACCCGAACCATATTACGTGGTTACCACCGTCCTGTAAGTTAAGCCCGTATGCCGTACTAGCCGGATGTGCTAATAGAATATCAATCTCTCCAGCATTCCACGCTATCTCATCATCGGCACCCTTTAACTCACAGACTCGTAATTTAGTCTTAGCTAATGCTGCTTTTAACCGTTCACAGTCATGTTTAAAGTTGTAAAACACTAATGCAGGCTTTCCGTTTAACTGTTCTACGAGTTCCATAAATGCCTCAATTTTACAGCCATGTATCTCGTGAACGTTTCTGTCGCCATCATATACAGCACCGTTCGCTAGCTGTTGTAGCTTTGTGGATAATGCTGCTGCACTCAAAGCTGTGATATCTTCGTCGGCTTCAATCAACTCTAATACAGATGTGCGCTCCATATCTTCGTAGGCTTTTTTGGCTTTCGCATCTAACTGCACATATTTAATATCGTTGATTACTGGAGGTAATTCCAAATAGTCATCAGCTTTCATGGATATGCATAACCCAGATATTGCCGTCATAATGCTGTCATTTGAATCGGATTTAGGTTTATAGGAGTACACCATTTCGCGTGACCTCTGATCGGGCTCGAAATAGTAATCTCTAAATCCCGTATACGTTTTCCCTAATGACTCGCCGCGGTCTAATAAATACACTTGCGCCCATAGGTCGATTAATCCGTTAGGGGCTGGCGTACCTGTTAACAACACCATGCGCTTGATATGGTTATGCATATAGGCTAATGATTTAAAACGCTTAGCTGTGTGATTTTTAAAGGAACTAGATTCATCCACAACTACCATGTCAAACGGCCATGCATTCTTGTAGTAATCAACTAACCACGTTACATTCTCTCGATTGATGATGTAGATGTCAGCAGGTGTGTTTAACGCCTTAATACGCTTTTTCAAGCTGCCTAATACAGTAGATATCCTTAATATACCTACACCGTCCCATTTTCGCGCTTCTCGTTGCCACGTAGCCTCCGCTACTTTCTTAGGCGCTATAATTAGCACTTTACGAATGGCGAATCGGGAGTACTTCAATTCGTATATGGCAGATAACGTGATAATCGTTTTCCCTAAACCCATATCCAGGAATAGCCCTATCTTATTTTGATTAACGGTCTTGTCGATACAATATCGTTGATACGCATGCGGATTAAACTGCATTACGCTTTCACCCCGAATTCTTCTGTGAATTGTTCCAGATAACCAGACACGGCATCATCACCTTTTAACACAAATACTTTTTGATTTAGCTTTTGAAGTTCACGGGCTTGGACACCCTGCAACCGCGAAAGTGCGCCTTTGGATGTCTTCAATTCTACGAAATGAATAACACCATTCGGCCATATGACGATACGATCAGGCACACCGACATTGCCAGGGGATACAAACTTATACGCTTTACCTCCCGAACGTTTGACGCCTGCAACTAATTTTCTCTCGATATCCTTTTCTAACATTTCTCACCTCTGGAATTTTTAAACGTTAACATGTTTACATACGCGTATATGAGGGTTCAAATTAAGGCTGTAAAGGACGTATTTTTTCTTAAAACTCTTTGTTTTGATATTTACCAGTATATAATGTTAACAATGTTAACCAACCTATATGAATATAGATAAATACTGACTTTATGCGTTAACATAGTACGTTAACATTCTCCGAATTCGTTAACATTCTAATGTTAACAAAAATACTGATAATGTTAACGCTTAATTGAGAATGTTAACGTTATAATTTCAGTTTTGACTCGTTGATTCTGAACCCTCTTTGATGTCCGTATTCACCAAATCTCATCAACTGACTTCCGCCCATTGTATATGGGGAGTCCGCCAGTATTTGATTAATTTCCCTGGTCTCGATCTTCTTCATGCGACTCGGGTCGTTACCAAAACACTCCCACCATACCTCTGCCGCACAAATACGGTCACGATATACTAACTCTTGACCCTCGGCAGGTTTAGCATTCATGCTAAGATACGTCCTCCTGGCGCTCCGACTCATCACATTCCAATTTAAAGGCACTTTGATTAATAAAAACTCATTAATCAGTCCTGCTTTGGTATTTGATTCCATGTGCGCCTCTCTAGCCGCATCAGCCAGTTTTAGTACGTTCGGGTCATCCTCGATAATGAGGCTTTCCCCACTTTTATACCGATACAAGGCCTCCGCCCATAACTGGTCTACTTCCCCCGGAAGATTAACGAATATATTCTTTCGTGGAGTCGTCATTTCAAGATCAATAGGCCAAAATCGGCGATTGCCTGTGATATCTTTTAGGAATTCATATTGATTCGTGCTACCAAAGAACACACACTGCCGTGGATACTCTTGTGTACGTCGGCCATAGGCTTGACGAAATACATCTACTTGACGACTTAGGAATTGCTTAGATGCATTTTCTTCAGCCCTCGAATACCCAGCCATTTCACCAGCTTCTATAATCCATTTGCCTTGAATGCCTTCTGCAGCTTCTTTACCCTCAAAGGTATTTAAGCCATCAGCGTACCACTTCTTGCCCATCGTGCGGATAAGAGTACTTTTACCAATACCCTGACCGCCAATAAGAATTGGCATCGTATCGTACTTGCATCCAGGCTCAAACGCTCGCGCTACTGCCGCCGTAAATGACTTTCTAGCGGCTGCACGGGTATATACATTATCCTCAGCCCCTAAGTAGTCGATGAATATGGTATCTAATCGGGCGATGCCGTCCCAGGATAATCCGTTAAGGTAATCTAGTACTTCATTAAACCCATTTTGTTCAGCGCACATAATGAGGGCATCCATGATTTTATCTTTGCCGGTGATATCATATTTATTTTCTAGGTACCACCGTAAGCCCGCATCATCTGCGTCTGTCCATATGCGAAGTCCTGGTGTTGGGTTCCATGGTAGGGCTCCTTTTGCCACGTATCTTGAACCAAATCTATCATAGGCAAGTCTACCGACAAGCGCCGGATCATGGTGCATGATTTTAAGCATGTTATCTAATGTGTTCTTAGGTCGACCATTCTCGTCGTACTTTAAAGTCGAACTTTTCATCCAGTCGACGTTCGTTAACGCATTAGGGTCGAGGTCGGATGTCTCAGCGTGAGCCGATACATCCGTGATAATATCAGCAAATACATTTGACGCTGACTCTCGGGCACGGGCCATGTTGAGTTCGTTAACGACTACCGTATCTTGCATAGCTAGTTTAGACATAGCCATGTAAGATGGCAGCTTATGCCCAGGTGTCCCATCCTTAGCAGTCTCGTCTAAGCTGTGGAACTTATGCAGCCGGATAAGGTCAAAGGCATTAACTAATTGACCACTACACGGGTCAGTATTATGGTGACTGAACAGGAATGTATCGTCATCATAGATAACCGCCCCGGCTACCGTTGAGCCAGTAACGAATGTTAAGCGGTCCTCGCTGCCGTCAACATCGACATATGCATGAGGTATGAATTTATCAATCGCCTCACGGATACCATATATTCGACAAAAGGCACCTACGATACCTGGTTTTTCTCTCGGATCAGCTTGCTTTGCAAGTAGCTGCTTTTCATGCTGCGATGCTTCCTTACCTGGTACTTGTGGCCAAGAACGCACATCTCGCCAATCAGTGTATTGGCCGAGCATACCGTCAGTAGATAAGAATGCCTTATCGCCTACGTAATATACATACTGTGCATCATTCGGGCATGATGGCCAATACATGAGCCGAGAAGCTTCGAACGTAGTTCCATCCATCATACCAATGCCGATGAGCTCCGCTAGCTTACGAGCAATAGGCTCATACTCATCAGGTGTCATCGTTCTATCAGTAGGGACGATAACACGTAACCGTGGACGGTGCACCGTATGAGAACGGGTTGAGTAGATGACATAAGCCATGCCTAGGCTGTCAATCGTTCGAGCGACGTTCTCAGTTTCCCCAGGCGATATGGCATCCATATCAAGAGTAATCAAATCACGCCCAGACACGTTAATAGCTTTACGCTGCAGACCGTTTAACGTACCACCAACAAAACCACCTATGTCCTTTAGCTTGCTTTTCTCAGATTTTGGCAATCTGTGGTATTCGTCCACGGTTTCTGTTGTACGAACGGGGATTTTGAGGCGTTCACAAAACTCGGACCACAACATCTCCGTACGGGTCCATTGCTTTGATGTGCGACTCGCACCGATACTGATGGTAATCAGTTTATCGTTTTGCAAGTGTATCCCCTCCTAATCTTTCATATAATAGTCGTTAGTAAATCCTGCGGATGATAATAGCAGCCCGTCTGCCCAAGGTATGGCGATTGAGAATATAGCATTAACATCATCCAGTATTGATTCTGCGTTATCCTTGTTGATTTCAAGTACAGCCTCATCATGGATGTGCATGATAATTTGATATCCAGCATCCTCCAATCGGCGTAACGTTAACGCTAAACAATCGCGAGCGACTGCTTGTGTGATGTTTTCGACTAATTTGCCTCCATAGGTACTTTCAGTAACCCATGCAGCATTTACTTTAGTCTTAAAATGTACAGCATCCTTACCGAATGCATTTTGCTTAATGCTTGGGCTAGGATAAAATAGCTTACGTCCGCTAGGTAGTTCAATCGTCATATAACGGTAACCGTATATTGGATCAATTTCCAAACGGAACATAATGCCGTGGTCAAGGCCTATAGGATTCCCGGTAGTAACGGTGTACACGGCCGCATTCTCAACGGCATACCACAAATCTCGTATTCTAGGCGATGCGTTGCGCCATAAATTTACGATTTCAGGTAATTCCTCCTCATGGAGTCCCATATCAAGAGCTCCCATGGCTTTTAATGCATTCACTCCGCCTTGATAGCCGAGTGCCAATTCAGCGACTTTACCTTTTTGTCTAAGGTGACCATTCTCGCCATGCTTAACAACGGGAACACCAAACATCGATGATGCGGAAGCACAGTATATGTCTCCGCCCTCAGCGAATACTCGCTGCCGCCAATGTTCTCCCGATAACCAGGAGATAACACGAGCCTCAATAGCCGAGAAATCGGCCACACATAATGTATTACCTTCTTCAGCAATAATTGAGGTACGAATTAATTGAGATAGCGTATCCGATACGTCGCCATATAGAAGTTCTAACCCTTGACGGTTTTTGGTTTTAACGAGATGCCGAGCCGTATCAAGGTTCTCGATGTAATTTCTTGGCAGGTTCTGCACCTGGATAAGACGACCCGCCCAGCGTCCGGTACGGTTGGCACCATAGAACTGCAATGTTCCCCTGAGTCGAAGATCAGCGCCCATGGCACTATCAGTCATCGTATATTTAGATACCGATGACTTAGCTAGCTTTTTACGAATCATGAGTACTTTTGCGGCAACGTCATCAGCATCCATCAGAGCATCAGCCACAGTATCCTTAGTTAACTTTTCAAGACTGACATTAGTATTATTGTTTAGCCAATCAAGCAATTGATTTCGGCTGTTAGGGTTGCTAAGCCCCGTGATTTGGTAAGCCTCATTCATCAACATTTCTCGATTTTCCTCATCAATGTATAAGGCACCCTCAACCAATTCATGGTCAATGCGTACACCTCTACTATTGATTTGGATATCAAGATACCAATCTTTCCACGTATCATCAGGTACAGGGAACGAGGCTAATCTGTGATAACATTCCATCTCAGTCACAACGTCCTGGCGGTTGTACTCTATAAAAGCATTCCATTTATCCGTATCGTGTCTAGGTAGATTACGTGTACGGCCACCATTTCGTTTGGTAGGCTTACATGGTGTACAAAAGTACTTGATAAGTGCTTTCCCTGATGTGTCCTTTTTCTTATCCTGAGGTAACCCCAGGGCCTTGCCGAGTAAGGCTAGGCCCATAGGATATCCTAAGTAGGCACCGTGAATCATCGTGCACTGCCACTGATCAACAGATGTGAGTAATCCTGCACGATTTAGACACGTAATTTCAAATTGTGCATTGTAAGCGTGCTTGATTACATCTGGGTTTAATAAATCACGAATTACACTGTCAGGAATTACTCCTCCCTGCGCTAAATCTACAACTTCAACAGGACCAAAGTCGTAGGAATACGCAAATAGTAATATGGCGAAATCAGGCGATTCAGTGTATTTGTACACGCCGAATGAGATATCAGTCGATGAATATGTTTCTATATCAATACTTAGATGCCTCATATCAGGCACCTATTAGTAAGGTTGACCAGTTACAGGGTTAATCCCTACAGGAGCTTGTTGTACAGATTGCTGAGGTGTCGTAGCATATGCCGGTTGTACATAACCTTGTTGAGGTGCTTGTTGTTGCGCAGGTTGGCCTACTGCTACTGGAGCACCAGTATATACATTAGCTGCACTACCTTGAGGTGCACCAAATACAGAGGATGCTGCAACAGGCATGCTGCCCAACGCTTCACCATCGCGTACTTTTTGAACAGGGCCCAAACCACATCCGATACCAGTGGATTGATTGGAGTAGAAGAAGAATCGAACGAGTACATTGACATACATGCCGGAGTATACTTGCGTAGGATTTGTGAGAGGATTACCTTGAAGATCTACTACTTCAACTTTATAGCTAGCATCTTGCGCTGCTGTAAATACCCAATGACCTTTACATTCAGGACCAAACTCCTTACCAGATTGTGTGTATCCATCACCATCATGAATTGGCACTTTTGGCTGTGCTGGAACACGTGCGCCGAATTTAGTACGAGCTGATTGGATAGCAGCTTCGATAGCATTCATGAGAGCTTGGTGTTGAGCTACATCAGTTTTAGGTAAAAGAATAGTAGCTGAATATCTAGGTTTAGCACCAGGCTGTGTGGAATTAGCCCAAGGTTCTAATAGATGGCAGTAGGATACACGAACATTTTGCAATAATACTTCAGTTGGTTGTGGAACGAATGACATAATTAATTACCTCCATTATTATCATTAGATACATTAAAAATTTGCGCTGCAGTAGGCTGATTGGTAATCCGAGGGCGCTTATCGGATTCCTCAACTAGGGTAGGCTTGCCTGCTTTCTTAATAATCATGTCGCCTACCATATCATTAAATTGGGTCTTACCGATGATCTTTTCCATCTGTGCCAATGTTAATGTCTTGCGTTCATATAGAATGCTTTCATCGATGCCTGCTTTGATTAAAGTGTCAATCGCAGCATCGGTGTCTTGAAATGCCCGACTACCACGACCCTCTACGGCTTTCCAGCCAGGGACTGTCACCCCATTAAGAGATTCAGTGAGTGCGTAGTCTTTCATATCCTCGAGCCAAGCAGCGACATCTTTCCCTCGACGAAGATATTCACCGAGTTCTGTCATCGAGATAAGCCGAGGATCATGATTAGCAACTAGCGCACTGTACAATGAGTCGTTTGCATCATATCGGGCTTTACACTGTTGTTTTGCCCTACAGAATCTGCACCAGTCACCGGGTTCAAATTTACCGTTACCAGACATAGCCTCATCTGCGCGCGGTTTGACAAATGCATTACCCCAATCCAGTAATTCTGCTGTAGGGATTTCCCATTCGCTGATATTATTAACACGAGGCTGCACGATAGTCATTTTGACTGTATTGAACATATAGAGTAATCTATATGCGTCAATCGCACCGAGAGCATATAACATCATTTGCGGATTGTGTTCCGCATCAACGACTACCCCTTTTCCGTGCTTATAATCAACGATGTGCAAGGTGTCGCCGGATAGAATAATACAGTCAGCCGTGCCGAATCCATCGGGTACATAACGGCTAAAATCAACGCGTTTTTCAATGGCTACTACTGGAGTTGCCGTGCAACCTAACATAACACCCTTGACATATTCAAGGTATGTTTCCGAGGTATCGTCCATTTCTGGTTGCCACAATTCATCCTTTTTGATTTTGTTGAATTTGCGAGTGTATGTGGATTTAGACATGGCCGTGGTATACTTCTGTAGTTTTAACTCACACAGTTCATGCGCCAGGGTTCCTTCCTTTGCATACACAGATGTGCTATCGGGAAAGTTCTCCTCTAGGAGAGGGGCGGCTGTACAATGCAGCCACCGGTGTGACCCCGATGCGTTTAATAATGCATGTGATCGAGGTGCCATTAGATTCTTGCCCCCAATCCTCTAATTGCATTTACTAATTCAGGGTATCTCTCCTCAGGTACTTGACCCAAGTATTGAACACCGAATTGTGTCATTAATTGTTGCAATTCTACAGCTTTCCCTGCGTCAAGTAATGGTGCAAGCGCCGCTTGAATTTCAGGCAATGTATACTTCTTAACTTCTTGAGATACCGGAGCGGTAACAGGTGTTTGCGCAGGTGCGGTAACTGTTTGTACCGGGGCATCAGTTGCCACGTTGACAGTTGGTGCTGTAACAGCTACTTGAGTAGGAGTAACTTGTACAGCTGCATTAGGTACCGTCATGGATACAGAGTTTGGTTGCAAAGATACTGTTGTAATAGGCACACCTTGATTTGTATCTTGCGGAGCTAGATTAGATACGAACTCGGAGGGTGCCGCTACTGTAGATACTACTGCGTCCACTATGCCAGGGGCTTTATCATCCATTGCTCTATCGCTATCTACAAAACTTTTGAATTGATTTAACACAGCTTTTAGCTGATTATATACATCTAGTACATTAACTCCTTGAACTTCAACTTTAATCATTATTTAACTCCTCCTGAATATTAATAATTGATTGGTTATAATACGATTCTTTTAGCTCGAACCCTAAAGCCCTACGGCCCATACGAAGTGCCATAACTGGGACCGTACCAATACCAGCAAATGGATCAAGTACGATATCATTTGGATTACTCCACAATTCTATGCATCGAGCCACAGTATCTAGCTGCAGCGGGCAAATATGACGTTCGTCCTTATTATCACGAGCTGCTTTATAATTCAGCGTATGCGTTTGGCGGATATCGGCCCATACAGGATTAGCATATCGGCGCCATACTTGATGGCTATATATAGGCTCCGTATTGTATTTTTGCTTTTTATCAAACAACTCAGGATCGGGCGCAGGTCTTTCAATTCCTTTGATTCCCTCAGGTTCCTCTTGACCGAAAAACTGGGTAAACCCTTCTGGATGCGCGATGGGCTCCGGATTGTCACCAGGTTTACGCAATGTCACGATATAATCAGGCGCTCCCATACGGCACATGGCAGAATCTTTTACAATTTGCTTATGTAAAAGCCCTAGAGCCTTTGTCCGAGTAGCCTCAATGAGAGGGTCTTTCCAAATCGTGACTCGGGAATGCATCACGAATCCAGCATCCTGAAAGGCTCGAATAATGTCACCAGGAAAGTCTTTCATTCCGATAACACCGTCCCTGGATTTCGTGAGTGGTAAATCCATACAATGGACCGATACTAATCGCCCAGGCATTATTACACGGTATAGTTCTGCGATTAAATACTTGAAGTGCTGCCAAAACTCGCTATCAGTAGCTGAGTTGCCCATATCCCTATCAGAATTAGAGTAGACATACAAACTACTAAATGGCGGGCTAAATATGGAGTAATGAACGCTATCATCAGGTAGCCCTTTCAGCACTTCTACTGAGTCGCCATTATAGATTGCAAATCGGGACTCAATTAACTGATTTAGCACGTTCATGTTGTAGGTCCTCCTTTGCTTTCTTATTTAGCGCTTGCAGCATTGTGACTCCAGCAAGGGAGGCTATAGCTATATTCATGCCTGCGTCAACAGCTAATTTAGTTAATTTGGCTGCTTTTAACTCATTGATGTGGATGACTCTTATGTTATGCCCCTTAGCATAAGCTAATTCCAAGTTGCACCCGGTTGAGTTCTCCCAGCCGTTGCACATTACGATTGCATCGCAGCCACTTAGAATGTCAATGCACCAGTCTATGCCGGTATCATAATCGACCTTATTGTACAAATGCCCCAATATATGTATGGGTGATAGGAATATGTTATGGGTATCACTACCAAAAGGTTCTTTTATTGGAAATACGCCCATATTGTCCTGCAGCCACTTTAATACAGAGTCAGCATTCTTTTTATTTTTAGCCAATCCCCCGAATGGATGGCTTATGTAAATTTTAGTCATATAACAGCCCTCATTTCTGCCCAGTTAGGTAACACCATCGGCACACACGGATTGTATTCCGTTGATTCCCGTCTAGTCTTAGATAATTCAGTACGAACAGCGTCACGGGTTAGCGCAATCATAGCATCTCTCATTTTTATAGCATCCGCTTCCTTACGTTCGATGTTAGCCTTAACCGCACCTTCTTTTTCGGAAATTACGATATATGCGTTCACCTCATGCTTCTGGCCAAATCGCCAGCATCGACGAAGCGCTTGATAATATTGCTCATAACTATCAGACAGCCCTACAAATATCATATTGTGGCAGTTTTGCCAGTTCATTCCGAATCCAGCGATACTTGGTTTTGTTACCAAACATTTTAGGAATCCAGAACCAAAACCTAACATCATGCCCTGTTTTCGAGTTGCCTTATCACTACCTTTGACATCCTCTGCGAGATCAATCATTTCTTTCAAAGTGGTCGATTCATCATTAAGGTCGCACCACACTAGCCATTGCTCATTAGATGCATTGACTAAATCAGCTGCTGCTCTACATCTTGATTCAAGAGATGCTTTGCGAGCCCTGCGGCGTTCCAGTAAGGATAAAGTAGGGACATCCTCACCGGTTTTATCAACAACAATTTCATGTACGTGTAAATCAGGCAATTCGTAACCATCATCTTCATAACCCAGGGATGCCGGATTATCTAGCACTACTGCCCATGACGCCATCCATTCCCAAAAGGTATTCTCTGCATGGCCTTTTAATCGCCATTTAGCTGTATCACTACTATCGTGCGTGAAATACATGGATAGCATCTCATTACGGCTCATAATACCGAGGAACTCCGCATGATTGCCAAGCTCCATATAGTCATTTGGAGCAGGTGTTGCTGTACATGCCAGCCGATATGGTGTATTACTGAATCGATTTATTAAATCCGTACGTACTTTACCAGTAAACGACTTTAGGATACTTGATTCATCAAGCACGACACCTATCAAATTATCGGTATTAAATCGGCCCAATTTTTCGTAATTCGTAATATTAACGCCTGGTACAATGTCATCATCGGATTCGCATATAGTCACAGGAATATCGAAACGTTCACCCTCGGACTGTGTTTGAGCGGCCACAGCTAGTGGCGCTAATATGAGTACTGATCCGCCTGTATGTAAATAAATCTCATATGCCCAGGACAGCTGCATTAAAGTTTTACCTAATCCACAATCCGCGAATATGGCAGCTTTACCTTTTGCCAAGGCCCACTTAACGATGTCTCGTTGAAAATCAAATAAGTGTTTGTTTAGCATACCTGTATCAATATCAAATCCGTGAGATTCCGACATTTTAGATTTGGAGTTGATGAAAGCGTTATAATTCATCGACAGACGCCTTTACAAATTCATACTCAGTAAGTAATTCCGAGAATTCTGGATTATCTTTTGCAAGCAATCGATACATAGTCAAGCGCTCAGCGTTCTTAGCCTTTTGCTCGAGTTTCTTTTCTATGTCCTCCAACTTAGCTCGATCGCTTTCACGTTTATCGCATTTAGAAGTATCGATAACTGCAATGACCTGTTTGACTACATTTCCTTTGAAACCTTGCATCCGAACAGTATCAAGGTCTTTTGCCTTTTTCAAAACACGGGCAAGACCTAAGCCGTTTCTTGATTTAACAACAACCCAATCACCAACACCAATGTTATCGATTGGAACGTTTGTATCGGATTCGTAATATCTAAACCAAAATTCATCTGGACTATGTACAGGTGTATTATTTTGCCAGTAATAATCACTGGTATCGTAAGTAACTAATAGGAATTCCATAATATGTCCTTTCTGTGGTATACTTTAAATGGATATTTTCTAATTTGAGCTTGTTGATGTTGCCGCATCATCAGGCTCATTTTTTATGCCCAAATCCTCGCATTCATCAGGAATGCAATAATCTCGCTTTGGACAGGTACTACAATTTCGCAATTTAATCACCACCTTTCAACGCGCTTAAATCAAGCATCATCTCCGGCTTCCTATTTTCCCATGTGTAATAATCTAAGCCTGCTTCTTTCAAAGCATCCGCAGCAGCTCTACCTGTTTGCGCTTCATCAATAATTCTGCAAGCACTTTGTCTAGCATTACGTACTTTTGCTAGTCGTTCCACGAATGGCTTTAATAGTTCACAAATTGAAGCCCATGCTTTTGGTGGTTCATTATAGAAGCTCTTACCTCGACTAATCATGCGATCGATTAAAAATTCCGAAGTCGGAATACTAGCCAAAGCGCTATCACCAAACCCCGCTTGTTTAATTTCTCTAGCAGCTTTCCGTGCTCCGGATAGAGCCTCTTCTAAATGCTTAAAGGCATCTAGCGATTTAATTTCTTGAGTCAATAGAGCTTCGTATTCATTTTCAATTGCATCAGTTTTCTCAGAACTAACACGAGATACGAAGTTCCTTATTTTTTGTTTACTGATATAAGGTTTTGTCATTTTCTGTCTCCTTTTAGTTGTAATAAGGGTTTTTACAATAATCACCGTGAGTTCTCACTCTTGGGATGTATGTGACATCTTCCTGCTCTTCTGCGTCAACTTCTGCCATATCTTTTTTAAATCCGTATAGGGATATAACCAGTCCGATTAACGATTGCAATATGAACTGTTCCCATCCAATTTGGTCGAGTTCTAAGGCTCCCATAGAACCTGCGACCAAAAACGTGCCAATTAACATATAACCCATAAATTGTTCTCCTTTATATCGTCACCATTGATAAAATAGATGCTACTGCTGCTGCAGCTAAGCTCAAATGCATTCCTGCATCAATCCATGTCATGATTAATTCCTCCTAATGAATTCCAGCGGATTTAAACTCCGCATCAACTACTTTCACATCCCAGCCTAGCGAATGGACAAGGAATGTTCTAAACCCCTCTTTATCGATGACAAAGCTACGGGATTTCTTACCTGGCGACTGCCAGGCGTAGGCAAATGGAAATCTATCTCTTGCGATGCCCTCCCGGATAGCTGTTAGGCTAACACCGAGCACAGTCGACATTTGAGCGACCGAAATCACTTTTCTAATCATGTGCACTGCCCCTCCTTTCATATAGCTTTTAAAATCATTCTGATTTCTTGGCCTACTTGTAAACGATCTTTAAAAGTATCTTGATTACGGAAATCATCCATGTAAACTTCTAGCATCTCTCGGTATATAGCTGCTTTGAAGCTTTCTGGTTTTTCCACATCTTCTCGATACGGCTTTAAAATTGTAACAGGCTTACCGAATTCATAGTCGATAAGTCCTCTTGCCTTTAGCTGAGCTTTCATGGTTCTAATCTTACCGTTAGGCCATCCGAGTAAATTTTCCATTTCCTCGTTGGTCTGTAACCCGCTATCACGATAGGCGTTATACAGAATTTCCATGTCTGTCATTTACTGCCCTCTTTTCCGTAACGGTTAAACCGTAAAGCACTATAAAAAAATAATATCGTCATACGCTACGTTGAACACTTCTTGTATCTTTTTGATGTGTAACACATCGGGGAAAGAACGTTTTCTTTCCCAATTCCCCCACGTATCAACAGATACGCCAATCTGCTCTGCAGCTGTTACTTGCGACCAGTTCTTAGACGCTCGTAGCATCTTCAATGTGTATTTCATAGGCAACCTCCTTTCTTTTTCAAATCCTGTTTACAGTTATCATCTTACTACGGATAAACCGTAATGTCCATAAATTAAACATAAATTATCGTAAAATTTCCGTAAAATGTTGATTTTTTTACGGAAACAACGTAATATATAGTTATAAAAATGCTGGTTTACATAGAGAGGTTTAGAAGATGAGCGATTTAGGTAACAAAGCTATTATGGCTGAGAACATCCAACGTTTAATGGACAGTCGTGGAATAGATCGAAATAAAATCTGTGCAGATTTAGGATTCAAATACACAACTTTTACAGATTGGGTAAAAGGAAATACCTATCCGCGCATTGATAAAATCGAGTTAATGGCGAATTATTTTGGCGTTCCTAAATCTGAATTGGTAGAGAAATACACCGAAGGCTATTACACCGACCGTGAAGCAGCCGAATTCGCGGAATACTTACGCACTAGACCAGGTGCACGCATGCTTTTTTCTGCTGCAAAAGATATGTCTAAAGAGGAGATGGAAGAAACAGTCAAATACATAGAGTTCTTAAAATCTAAACACAAGTAATACACAAGGGAGAGTGTTATAT